AAGGTGACGTAGTCGATGTTGCCGAAGGTCGTGATGTTGTTCGTGGAACTTTCCACAGTTCCGCCGTTGATGCAGAATCGTGAGTTCGTTCCGTTCCAGTAGTGGACGGCCTTCTGCACCCCGGTGCCGATGGTTCCGGCATTCGTGTTTCCGCTTGACCAGAACGCACGGGCCTGCGTGACGGTGTTGGCCTGAATGCCGAGTTGCTCGTTCGCCACGTCATCCGTGGAGATCAGCGTCCCGGCCTGGCCCGGCGGGTAGAAGTGGATGACCAGGGCACCGGGGTCACCCCACGACGTGATGGACGAGTCAAGGACGTGCGCGAGGTCGGCGCTGCGGGTGACGCTGGCGGTCGTGGTCGGGATGTAGGCGGTCGGCCCGGAAGTGCCCTCCTCCAGCATTGCTCCCCAGATCAACACGCCATCGGTTCCGTTTCCCGTGTAGGTCGGACCAATGCCGGCTCCGTCAATGGTCGGGCTCCCAGAATCCGAAAGCAGCACATATGCCGTACCGGACGTAACGCTTGTCCCGCCAATTGTCACCGTCATCGAGCAGCGATACCAGCCGTTTCCGTAACTCTCGCAATTGTTGCTGTAACTTGAGAAGTTTGCACCGCCGAGGTTGTTTGCCGTTCCAGTTCCGTTGGTGAGATCAAACAGAACACGGGCTCGATGTCCTGTGGATCCGGAAAACGTCAGCATGATGTGCGACCGTGCGTTCGATGTCGGCTTCTTTGCAAACACCGAGAACGTATAAGTCGTGTTTGCGTTGAAAGTCCCGACAGCGCGGCTGACTTCGTGCCTGCTGGCAGATGTGTTTTCCGTGATGAGATCCGCCGTAGTGGCATTGTCGGGTGCCGTTGCGGTATTTGCAGTCGATCCAGAGCCAAACGCCAGCAGTCCAGCCTTTGTCCAGTATGCGTTGTCGAACTCCTCGCTCCGTTGCAGCGTGTTCACCCGCTGCTCCTCCACCAGCAGGCCGAGCCGGGTGCCGCTGCTGTTGTGGGTGAGGCGGGCGACATCTGCCGCAGCCGATGCGATGTATCCGGACGAATCGACAAAGGTGGCAGCGGTTCCGGTGCGGGTGAGCGTGTAGCCCGAAGGGGTGCCGCTGCTGAAGTCGAGGGACCAGGATGGGGACAAAGCCCCGCTCTGCGTGGTCGCGTTCGCCGTGTACCAGGCCGAGTCGTTGGTCCCGTTGTAGGAGTCCGAACGGATCCGGTAGTAGTAGAGGGTGGACGCGGTCAGTCCGGTGTTGCTGAAGCTGGTCGCGCTGGCTGCCGTGGTGGTGACCAGGGACCAGTTGGAGTTGTCCGTGGACCGCTCGATGCGGAACCCGGTCTCGACCCCTGACTTGTCCGTCCACGACAGGTTGATCTGCGTGGATGACGCTGCGGTCGCCGTGAATGACTGGACGGCAGCCGGGGTGGTGACGCTGGAGGCGGTGACCCAAGAGGAGCTGCCTGCCGCGTTGGTGGCCCTGATTCTGTAGAGGTAGGCCGTGGACTCCGTCCTGCCCGTGTGGGAGTAGGAGACGGCGTTGGCTGCCGTGGTGGTGACCGACGAGTAGGTCGAGCCTGCGTTGGTGGAGACCTCGATGTCGAAGCCGGTCTCGGTGCTTGAGGCATCCGTCCATGCCAGGCTGACGGAGTCCGCAAAGCTCGAGGTGGCCGTGAACCCCGTGGGTGCCGCAGGGATGCCGAGAGTAGAGACTCCTCCGGAGGAGTTCTGGCTTGCCGCGGTCTTGGTGCTCTCGTCGAACGACTTGAAGGAGCTCACCCAGTAGTAGTAGGTGGTCCCGGCTGCCGGGGCGCTTGCCCCGCTGTTGGTCGCGTTGTCCGTGTAGGACTGCACCCCGGGCCCGGTCGAGTTGAGTAGGGTAGCCCCGGTCGTCGTGTTTGAGGTGTTCCTGTAGATGTAGAAGCCGCTCTCGTCGCTTGAGGCATCCGTCCAGGTGACCGTGACCGCAACCGCAGTCGTGCTGGCGCTGGCACTCACCCCGGTAGGGGCGGTCGGCGGAGCTGGGATGGCAGCCAAGGTCGATCCGGACGTTTCTATGAGTGAGCTTTGGGCCGCAGCACCACGTTCGGCTGCAATCCGGAAGTTGTAGGTTCGGTCAGGCGTCAGTCCGGAGATCGTGGCAGAGGTCGCGTTGGCACCCGGAGCCGCGGCACTGGTCCAAAATGAGTTTCCGGAGAGCTTGTACTGGAGCAGGTAACCCGTATTCCTGGTCGAGTTGTCCGTCCACGAAAGGCTGACGGAGCTTGAGGTGGACGACGTCACCGTGAAATTGGAAGGCGCGTTCGGCCTGGTCCAGCAGGATGTCGAGTTGCCGGTTCCGTATGCTGAGTTTCCGGTGGCGTTCACGGCACGGACCCGGTAGTCGTAGAGAGATGCCTCGGTAAGTCCCGTGTTCGTGTACGACGTCGTGTTTGCCCCAACGGTTGCGATGTTGGACCAGGATCCAAATTGCTGCTGCTGGTCGTCGGCAATCCTCCGATCTATCTCGAATCCTGTTTCGTTTCCAGAATTGTCCTCCCACGCGACTCTGAGGCTTGCGTTGGTGGCGAACGCCAGGTTCACGAACACGTTCGATGGCGCATTGGGGACCACACCCGCCGCGGTGGTGGCGTTCGCGTTGCTGCTCGGGTTCGCGGAGTCGTAGCAGTTGACCGCGTTCACGCGGTAGTACCGCGTGGTTCCACCGGAGAGAGAAGTGTCGGAGTATGTCAGGGTCGGGGCAGCCACGGTCGCAATCTGCGTCCAAGGAGCGTTGCCATCGGCGGATCGCCACACGTCGTAGGCTTGTGCCTGGTTTGGCGATGCGGTGCTGTCGGCGTCCCACGACAGGTTGATCGTCGTGGAGCCGCTGGCGGTCGCTACGAGGCCGGTGACCACGTCGGGCTCCATGTTTGCGGTGCAGCCAACGGAGGTGCTTCCGCTCTGCGTGAGCCATTGGGACCAGTTGTTGGCATCGCTTACGGAACGAACCCGATACCTGTAGGTGTTTCCGGAAGAGATCGTGGTGTCCGTGTAGACGATGGTTGATCCAAGGTCTTCCGGAGTCGCGTCGTAGGTCGTGTACGCAAGGTCCGTGAAACTTCCGTTGTTGGTCGATCTCTGGACTTGATACCAGACTGCGGTCGCAGAGTTGTCGCGGAACGAGATATAGATTTCGCTTCCCTTGTTGACAACGCTCATGTCGGTCGGCGGTTCTACCTGCGCGACCAAGAGGACAGATGCCGCGTATGCGCTTTCCCCAAACCCGTTCGTAGCCTTGATTCTTGCGTCAAGTACAATTCCCTCATACTCGTTGCCGACAAAGATTAGGACGCTCGGAACCGTGGTAACCAACGTATTCCACTCAAACTTGAATGAAGTGTCGCTAGCGCGTCGCCACTCCACTACATAAGCAGTCGCTTGATTTTCCGGGAGTCCGCCCGTTCCCGGCTCCCAGCGGGCGTAGAGGAATCCCGGAGGTTGCAGCCCCGTGCTGAAGTCGGGGTCGATGAGCCACCCGGGTTCCACGTTCGTCGGGACCGGAGGAACGTCGGTTGCCCCGAGCGACGTCGGGATGAACCGGAACCGCCGCTTCCTCCCGACCGATGCGGCCCCAAATGAGGTTCCGTTCATCGGGAGCGAGCTGAGATCTGAGTTCGGGTTCGAGTTAGTCATGGGTGAGTCTTTGCCATCCAGTTGAGACCTGTGTTCCTTGGTCCTCCGAAGGAGCGCCTGTGGGCATCCTCGAAGCGTTCCATTTCCTTGTCCATGTCCCTCTGCTTCCTCTCGCGGATCATGCGGTCAACGTCCACGGCGACCGCCTTGGCCCAGTACCCCACGGCCATGCTCAGGGCGTCGAGGCGGTCATCGTGGCGGAGGCTTCCCCTGTCCCGGGTGATCCGGGTGAGCTGGTGGAAGAGCATGTAGGAGAGCTGCTTCTCCGGGGGGAGTCCCTTGGTGGACTCGTAGTCGGCCCTGACGACCGCCGGCTGCACCACCAGCCTGTGCTGGTTCATCACGGGCTCGAGGGTGTCGATGATCCGCTTCTCCTTCTGGGTGGAGTGGCGGACCTCCTCGGTGGTGCAGGGCCATGTCTCCCGGAGGTACGGGGTGAGGAGCTGGGTGAACATCCCGTCCCCGAAGTTCGACTCGACGAGGATGCGGTTGACCTTCTGGTCCCTGGCGACCTTGGCGAGTGCCTTGAGGTTCTCCGGGGTGTAGCCGCCGCGGAGGCCGCCGGCTGCCGTGAGGTGCATCCAGCCGTTGAGCATCTTGATGACCGCGTAGCCGGTCTCGTCCTCGCCACGTCCCGAGGGGTCGATTGCCATGACGGAGCCCGTGTAGGGCAGGAACTTCTCGGAGATGACCTGCGGCCTGTGCCAGCGGTCTCCCTTGAAGCCCACGGACGGGAGGTCTTCCTCGACCCGGTCGGAGGCTCCTGACCAGACGAGCCGCTCAGGACCCTGCTCCGGGTCGCCTCCATAGGAAATGAGGTCGGAGAGCCTCAACGGATACCGCTCGGCGTCACTCAGGGACGTGCTGAGCATGAACTGGAGCTGGAACCCGGACCTGCCCCAGGACAGGGCCCGCTCCTGGAGGTCCTCCTTCGAGAACCTCTTGGGATCCGTGGGCTCTCCGACCCTCGACTCGGACCACTCTTCCGTGACCGAGGGGGCAAGTCTTCCGCCGTAGGACTGGATCTCCTCTTCCTTGGGGTACAGGGCCGGCCAGATGCGGCACTCGTAGCCGCGTTCGTTCAGGACGTGGTAGATGGACTCCTCGGTCTGCGGGGTGCCGAGGAACACCACCCTGCCCCCTGGCTTGATGATGGCATCCACTTCCTTGATCCGCTCCTGGAGCTGCTCCCTCATGGTGGTGGTGGCCGAGTTGTTGGACACCTCCACGTCGTCGAGGATGACGCAGTCCGCACGGGAGCCCGTGAGCTGCCCCGTGACGCCGAGGCTCTTCACGCTCGGTGCATGGCTCGGGGGAGCCGGGGCCACGTCGAAGGCGATGGAGGAGTTCCTCTGGGCATCCCTCGGTGCCAGGTGGTGAAACAGGGGCACCGCCGCCATGAGCTTCTTGCAGAAGTTGGTGAACTCGTCCGCCCTCTGCTTGGATGCCGACACGACGAGGAACTGCTTCGAGGGGTCCAGCATGAGCTGGTGCATCACGAAGGCGGACGTGATCCAGCTCTTGCCCACCCCACGGAAGGCCATGAGCACCTGCCTCCGTGGCCCGTTCTGGACCCAGTCGGCCATCTCGTACTGGACCTTGGTGGGCTCGGGGAGCCCGATGGCGTTCCAGGTGAGGTAGAGGACGTTGCGGAAGTCCTTCAGCCTCGGGTCAAGGTTGTCCTGCAAGCGTCAGGTCCCGAACTTGCGCTCGACCTCTGTGTCGAAGGGGAGGTTCTGCGCCAGCCGCAGCATGGGGGTTCCCTCGAGTGCCGCCTGGTCGATGCAGTTGTCCTTGAGCATCTGGCGGGCGACGTTGAGGTCAGCCGGGGTGGCCTCACCGGACTGGATCCGGCGCACCAGTTCCCCGCAGAGGAGGGAGTGGAGGTCCTTGAGGACCTGCTTGTCAGCCATTGGCGACGTAGGCGATCAGGGTGTGGTTGCTGCCGATGGCCGCCGAGGTGCAGACGCGCATCAGCGGGAAGCCCTGGACGACCTTGACGTAGGTGCGGTAGCCGCCGTTCGATGTCCAGTCAGGGGTGACCCCGACAGGGAGGGTCATCGCGGAGACGAGGAAAGAGTCGATGGTGACCCAGTCCACGCCGTCGAGGGAGCCCTGGAGGGCAACGGTGCCCGAGGTGGTCGGGGTAGCCGTAGCGGTCGCCTTGACCTCCGCGACGAATACGCTGGTGTAGCCAACGACGGGGCGGTAGGCAGTCGCGGTTCCGGTGATGGCCGATCCAGCGGCCTGGTTGACGAGGGTGACGGTCTGCATGTGGTTACTTTGAGAAGAGGTGGATGAGGAGGGACACGGCAGCCGAGACTGCCCCGGCTCCCCCGATGATGAACGAGCGGGCGTGTTCGAGTTCCCGCAGGCGGTTGTCGTGGTCCTTGATCTGCTCCTGCTGGTGGCCCTGCATGGAGAGCAGGGAATCGACCTTGCCCTCGAGGCGACCGATGGCGAGGAACAGCTCGTCGTGGTGCTGCTGAGTCATGGTCAGCTCAACCGGAGGAACCACATGCGCCAGGAAGCCTGCGTCCCGGCGGTGCCTGTCCCGGAGTCCGTGAAGTTCGGTTCGTTGCCCCAGCCTGCACCGGACGCACCCGTGTACTTGAAGTAATAGAAGCTGTTGGCGGCGATGGTGATCTCGCCTCCGACTCCGGTTCCCGGGTTGTATTCGTCGTCATTGGGGTTCAGGACCAGGAAGCCCCACGGGTTGAGGACATCGTCCGGGCTCGAGACGTTTGAGATTCCCGTGAGGCCCCACCTCGACCGGCTGTACATGAGCAGGATCTTGATGGGGTTGGAGGTGTTGTTGTTGATCCGGAAGAAGTTCTGCCCGCTGTTCTCGGCAAATGCGTTCGTTGCGCTCTTGTAGGTGACGACGTTGAGGCGCGAGTTGACCGAGTTGGACAGGCGGCACTCAACCTGCACCGTGGAGGTCGAGACGACCGTGGCCGTGATTGGGTTGATGTTCCAGTCCATGAACCCCTTGGAATCGACGTAGCCCTTGGTGGCTGCATCGGAGGCATTGACCGGGGTTGCGACCGACGTGACGAGCTGGCTGCCCATGCCCACGGACCCGGTCGGTGCCGCCATCTGGTCGAGGCGGTTCGTGCGGACAGTCGTGTTGAAGTCCGTGATCTTGGACGCGGTCAGGTCCGGGATGTCGGCAGCGGCGAGGACACGGAAGTCAGGGATGCCTGCTCCGTTCGACGGGGCGGCAAGCACCTTGTTCTGGTCGAACTTGGAGAACCCGACGTTGAGGTCACCGGAGCTGAGGATCGGGGAGTTCCCAACGGTGAAGATGCTGGGCATCGTCAGGCCCACGCTGGTCACGGTCCCCGAGGACGGCCCGAATGCCACCGAATCGACGTAGCCCTTCGTGGCGAAGTCCGTGGATGCACTTGGGTTCACCCCACCGACGATCTTTCGTCCTCCTGCGTTCCACACGTTGTTCACGGGGTCCAAGGGCAACCCGTTGGCACCCACGTCGTTGGCCTCCTGGGCGACGTAGAGGTTGTTGAGCATCGCCGTGTCGAGGTCGGATGCCGTGAGGACGTCTCCATCCTCGAAGTCAACGAGGCGCGTTGCCGCCGTGGTCGGGGTCTGCCGCTCGATCCGGACGTTGTCCCCTGCGGCTGCCCCGGATGCCAGGGTCACCGAGGGTGCGCTGAGGCTCCCCGAGACGGTTGCGGTCGTCACCAGGCTCCCGTTGAGGTAGACCTTGATGTGCGAGGACTGGAGTGCGGCCCCGCCGGGGAACGTGACGGGACCGAACACGGTCTGGCCGTTGGTGGCCGTGTAGGTGACGCTTGCGTATGGCATTGTTGTGGTTCTCAGCGGAGCATGGAAGCCTTGACCTCGCGGCTGTGAGCCACGGCCCTGGCGAGTTCAGGGGATTCCTGCATGAGCTGCTGCATGGCAGCCCTGCGGTAGTTGGAGACGTATCCACGGACGAGGGACACGCGGGGTGAGTCGAGGTTGTCCTGTCCCATCTGCGGGAGCTGCCGGTAGAAGGGGCTCTGGATCAGGGAGGAGAGCTGGTCCTTGACCGACTTGCCGTTGATCCGCATCTGGCCCGTGAGCTCCTGGAGGCGGTCGTAGGCGGACTGCCCGTTCTTGAGCTTGATGGCACGGAGGTCGATGCCTCCCGGCAGGGTGCTCCGGGGAGCCCCGACCGAGATGAGGCTGTCCGCCAGCTCACGCTTCACGGGATCCTTGGTGCGGCTCGAGGCTGTCCCGGGGAGGAACATGCTGCCCCACCCTTCGTTGCCCTTGAGGGGTTCCCCGAGGGCGTTGCGGACCTTGTCCACGGAATCCCCGTAGCCTGGGAGTCGCGCACGGATGGCATCCATCATGGAGCGGACCTCGCGGACATCGGGGTCCATGCCGTAGGTCTCTGCCTGGGCGAGGACGTTGGGGACGAGGGCACCCGCGTACTGCCGCTGGAGTCTCTTGAAGTCGTTCTCGTCGCCCGTGAGCGCACCGAGGGTGGTCACGATGCCCCGGAGGTAGCTCTTGTTGGTGACGTTGTTCGCCACCGAGCCGATGACCGCCGTGGCGATCTGCATGACGGCATCCTGGTCCTCCGGGGACGGGTCGTAGGTGTTCGAGGCGATCTCGAAGGTGTCCGCGACCAGCCCGAGGAAGGTGGCGATGGGGTCGTTCCTGCCGTAGGAGACGTAGGTGTCCCCGAAGCGGAAGGAGTACGGCATCCACCCGGAGGCGAGGAGTTGCTTCCGGAGCTCGGGATCCTTGGGACCCCTGCCCGTGACCATCCCGTTGGCGGCAAGGGCGATTCCCGTGGTGTAGAGGAGGGTGCCTGTGGCAAGCCTTCCGGTCGCCTCGGCAACGGCCTCCTTGTCCCCGGCACGGGCAGCCTGCACCCAGTCGTACATGCGTCCCACCGGGTTTCGGTCGGTGACGAACGCCAGGAGGTTCGTTGGGGTGCGGATGAACGGCACCACCAGCTGGAGGGCCGGGACGTGGCTGACGGCACTTGCGGTTGCCTTGCCGATGTTGCCGACGAGGCGGGTGCCGTAGACCGATGACTCGGCCATGTCGTCGTACTCGCGCTTCCAGGTTGCCTCTCGGACACGACGCTCGATCTCAGACGACGCCTTCTGGAGGATCTTGTAGTCCTGCCCGGTCTGTCCCTGGAGGTTGGCCCCGAGGCCGGCCCCCATGAAGTCCTCATCGACGTAGGCATCCCAGTTCTGGTCCACGAACCGCTGGACCTCCGGGATGAACATCGGGTTGGCCCGTGACTTCCTGCCGGCGGCATCGAGGCTCTTGAGGAGCACCTCGGAGTCCTTGGACTTGCGGAGGTCGCCCACGGCCTTGACCTTGCCACCCTCGACGGCCTGCGAGTAGAGTCGGGACACCTCGGCCTGCACGGCGGGATCCTTGGCATCGAGGCCCTTGGCGGCTGCCACGGACTCCTCGAGGGTCTCGCGGAACGCAGCGGGGAGGTACTTGTCCCGGGCCAGCCTCATGCCACGCTCGAGGGTGGTCCTGCGGGTGTAGAGCTGACCGTCCACGAAGAGAAGCTTCTTCAGACGCTCGACCTCCGTGGACACCTGAACGGAGGTCATGGGGAGCTTGCGGTCCTGCGCGACGATGCGGCGGAGGACGACGTCCGACTCTGCCCGTGCCATGAGCGTCGTGAAGAACTCGTCGGAGGAACCCATGAACCGCATGGGGAGACCGACGACCTGCCCGACGAAGTCCACGGCCAGACCTGGGATGGTCCTTGCGGAGCCTCCCGTGGCAGGGTCGAAGGCGTTCAGCCGTGCGAAGTTCTTGCTCGAGATGGCCCGCTGCGGCTGGAACTCACCGAACTGGGTGTTGCCGCGACCGAGGGTGATGGAGTCTCCCTCTTCCTTGAGGGACAGCTTGAGGGCCTGGAAGGCGTCACGGGACTCTCCCATGTACCGGGCCATCGTCGAGAGTTCCTTGGCAGCCTGAGTCCCCTGCCCCGCAAGCATCCGGCCTGCGCTTCGCTCGAGCGGGAGGAACAGGGATTCGAGGGCGCTGGCGACGTTGACGATGAGGGTCTTCGGGCCGCTCAGGATGGAGTTGCGGAACATCTCCGCACCGATCCTGAATCCCTTGGAGGTGATCTTGTCGGTGAGCACTCGGGCAGCCTCGCGCCCGGTCTGGGGATCCACGACGAGGAGCTCGAGGACATCCGCGTACCGCTCCTGGAGTGCGGCCTGCTGGCTGGGGTTCAGCTGTTCGTAGGAGCGCATGATGCTCTCCCAGTCACCGAACGCTTGGATCATCTGGAGGTTCTTGCCGAGGTAGGACTTCACCGTTCGGGATGCCCCGGCGACCGAGGTGAACGCCTGGATCATCTGGTCGGTGTCGGCCCGTCCAGAACGGAGGGCCTGAAGCGCCTGGTAGCGCATGGCTGCCTCAAGGCCGAGGAGGAACGGAAGCCTCCGGTTCAGTTCCGCGGCAGAGGCCACGCCATCGGCCATGACCTTGTTGACCTCGGCGGCGTTCAGGCCACCGCTCTCAATGGCGGCGTTGACGTTGGCCGCAGCCTGCTGCTGCGCCAGCTTGTTGGAGCCCTTCGGGGATGCAGGACCGAACGAGTCCAGGTTGCCCTCGGCCTGATTGATGGCGATGAGGGCTTCCGCGTAGGAACCCGGGGACCCGTCCTTGGTGACCGGGCGGAGGTTGATGACACCGGCTTCCCGGAGTTCCTCGATCTTGGCAGCGACCGCATCCACGCCTGCCCCGGTGTTGATGAGGTCCTCGAGTTGCCTGACGGCGGCTGAGGATGCTGCGGGTGTCTCGAGCTTCCTTGCACGGTCCACGCCGTAGTTCGGGCCTCCTGACGCAAACGACGTTGATCCAGTCCGGATAGGTGACGTCCTGGACGACCTCCTGGACATGGACTCAAACTCCCGCCTTCGGGATGCCATGAGATCGTTCGTCTGCCCAACAACCTCGTCAAACAGAGTGGAAGGCTGTCCATCGGGTATCCCGAGGATCTTCTTCAGAGCGGACATCATTTCCGACAAGAGCGACTTGCCTGGTTGTCCTGATGAGATGTTCTTCAGGTAGTCCTGAAATGATCGAGAAGTCAACGCTTCAGCGACGAACTCCTTGACGTTCGTGAGCCCGTACGGGACCAGTTCGGCCATCGCTGACGAATGTGCCTTCCGTCCCTCAGCGACGACAAATCCAGCCGCGCTTTCCGCACCATACGAATCGACCGCCTTGATGTAGGAGGAGAAGATGGAGCGAACGCGCTGGTCCACGTTCTTGTCAACCGAAGCCGTTCTGACGAACTCGATGTAATCGGCTCCCGAAGAAGACGAGAACATGCTTGCGTACTCTCTGGACGCAGTCTCTACCGCAAGTTCCATCTTCCTGACCGTCCCGGCGTGGACGACCTCATGGAGCATCGTGATGGTGTCCGCGGCTGGATCAAGGTTGATTACGTCAACGGCAGATCGGTATGAACCGAGACTCTCCTGCATCAGCCCAACCTTGACGTCAACTCCAAGAAGCTCTGCTGTGTCTGAGTTCTCGACCATTGCGTCAACCAGCGGCTTCCACTTTCGATCAGCAACGGACGCAGCCCAGAGGTAGTCAAGGGCAGTCGTTGGCTCCTTGCCATAGGTCTGTCGATACGAAACGCCGAGGTCGTATACCGACGTGTCTGATCGGTGGCTGACGTTGACACCCTCGTCCTCCAGAGAAGAGGCAGGGGACATGTCTTGGTCTTGTCGTGAGAGCAGTTCCTCCGCTTCCTTCAGTTCAGCCCCCGCGACATCCGTGGCTGCCTTGACCGCAGCCTCCTCGGATGCCCCGGCAGCCTTGGCCGCCCGGTAGGTCTTGACCGCCTTGGCGGAACCCTTGATGCCGGCGATGACGCCTTCGAGTGCCACGCCGAGGACAGCGCCTTCGAGTGCGTTCTTGAGGCGACCCTCGAGTTCCCCGTCCTCCATGTCGGTGGCGAGGTACTGGGTGACCGCGTTGTTCAGGGCCGGGTTGTCGGTCTCGACGAGGAGGTCGGAGAGGCGTCCGGCGTTGCCCTCGAACGAGATGAAGTCAGCGATGGCACCCTTGGTGAGTCCGCCACGGACCACCCCGGCAGCGCCTCCACCCGCTCCACTCAGCCACGCCGAGGCAGCACCGACCGCACCGGGGATCTTGGTGGCAGCCTTGAGGGCAAGACCGCCTGCACCGAACCCGGCGGCAATCTGGGAGATGCCCTCGACGAATCCGCCCACGGTTGACTTGGAGGTCCCGAGTGGGTTCGTGTGCCAGTCGGGGAGCAGGTCGAAGGATGCCCAGTCGGCCAGGTTCCAGACGCTCTTGCCGAACCCGACGACACCACGGGGAACGGCCATGACGGCATCGGCGGTGTCCCAGATGGGTTGCTCGGGCTCCTCCTGCGGGGGCGTACCGAAGTCCGTGGGGAGCTTGGGGGTGACGCCACCGCTGACGATGGCATCGAGCTCCTCCTGGGAGAAGTGCCCGGATTCCTGGTTGTCTTGCATGTGTGTGGTTCGTTCAGAGACGTCCGCCGGTGTTCATTCGCTGGACGGTCTCGGAGAGTCGGAGGAGGGTCGCCTGCCGCGCCACCCAAGCCTCGCGCAGGCCCCGGTCCTGAGGGAGCCCGAGGGCATCCATGACCTTGTTGACGGTGTCGGCGCTTGCCATCTCGGACCTGTTCCGGAAGCAAGGCACGGAGAAGGAGAACTCGAGGGCCTGCCCACGGGCAGGGAGGACGGTCCCGAAGACCGGGAGACCCTCATAGGTTTCGTTGGCGAGGATCTCCTTCGGGGAGAGCCCGGAGAGCAGGGATCGACGCACCCGACCGTACTGCTGGAGGACGGAGTCAGGGGTGAACTCGATGCTGTCGTTGATGAGGAAGCCCATGCGGACTGCCTTGGCGACACCCTGCGTGGAGGCCACCTTGAACTGCTCCGACAGCCTCTTGGCGAGGAGCCTCTCGTCAACCGTGGCACGTCCGCGGAAGGTCTGCGGGACAACGCTGAAGTTCCGACCGATCTCGTAGATGTCGGTGATCTCCTGATCGAGCCCGACCTTGACGGATTCCTCCTGCTGCTCCACGTTCATCGGGACGGACTCGAAGGACTGCGCCAGGGTGTCCACGGATCCCTTGACGAGGAGCGCCTGGTCCTGCGTGAACGCCTGAGTCGGCGTGGGTTCCGCCTTGCCGACCTTGACCCCTGCATCTGCCGCAGCCTTGTTGGCCCGTTGGACCTCGTTGTAGGACTTGATCCGGGAGTCGTAGTAGGAGTCGAGGACGCCGCTGATGCTGCGGTTGGCAGCCTCGGTGCCGCTCTCCCGCTTGATCTGCTCGTAGGTCATCCCAGAGGCAGGGTCCTTGGCTTCCCCGCGGACGAACCGCTGGACCTCCTTGAAGGCCCCGTCCCGCCACGACTCCTCGAGGGTCTGCGCCTGGTCGAGCTGTTCCGGCCCGATCATGGGCTGCATCGTCTGCGGGTTGACCGGGAGCATCCCTCCGGAGGCCATGCCGGTCAGGATCCGCTGCTGGATCTCCTTGCCCTTCTGGGAGGCATAGGTCGATGCTGCCGTGCGGACCACCCCGACGTTGGCGTCGAAGTACCGCTTGAGGTTCATCTGCTGCTCGATGGTCAGCCCACGGTCCTGCATCCATCCACGCAGGGAGTCTGCGGAGTTGAGGATGCCGTCGTCCACCAGGTCGAACCCCTGCTCGAACAGGCGGGCGTTCATGGCGTTGCGCTGGGTGCCCACGGCGGACGTCATGCCAGACAGGTCCTTCTGCACCTCGAAGCGGACCATGTTGGCGATGGTCGGGTCGAGGTCAGGGTTCTTGGTCCGCCACTCGTCGATCTTCTTCTCGAGGATGACCTGTGCCTGGTCGTCGTTGCCAGCGAGGATCTGGGCGGAGACTTCGTCCGCGAGGCCCATCCCGTAGATGTCACGGACACCCTTGGTGACCTGCTGGCGGAACACCCGGTCCTTCTTGATCTCCTCTGCCTCGATCTCCCGGATCCTCTCGTCCTTGATGGTGAGGATGCGGGCGTAGAGGGCGACGTTGTCCCGGATGGCGGCCTTCCCGAAGGATGCGGTTCCGAGGGCATTCGCCATCTCCTCGGCATCCGACTCGTCCCGTGCCGACCTCATGGCGTTCTGGAAGGCACCGATGACCATCCTCCGGGAGGTCTCCGGATCGGTCGTGGTGAGCTGGTAGGAGTCGATGATCTGCTGCATCGCCTGCCCCACCGGGGACTCCATCTTGAATCCCTCGGGGTTGGACGCGGCGACCTTGAGGGCATCCGCGATGCCGTTCTGCGCCCGCTCCGTGCTGACGAACTCCTGCCGCTTCCTGAGCTCCTCCTGGAAGCGGATGCTCATCTCGGCGTTGACCTCCTGCGCGACGGAGGCGAACCCGGAGGCACCGTAGACGTCCTTGGTCGCCTCGGATGCCCCGGCCATCTCCGCGGCCTTCCGGGCGATGTCCCCGAATGCCGCAGGGGAGTCGGGGTTGGTCGCCTCGGCCTGGAGGGATGCGAGGGCGTTGCGGTAGCGAAGGCCCACGGCACGACCGAAGTTCTGCCTTGCGGCGATCAGGAAGAACGGGTTGGCGGAGTCTGGGCCACCCTGCTTGGCGATGGCCTTCTTGAAGAGGTCGTTGAGGGCAGCCTGGCGATCCACGGGGGAAGCGTCCATCGGAACGTCGAACGCCTTGGAGAAGTCAACGGCGGCACCCATCGCCGCAAGCTGCCGCTTGTCCTCGTCCACGCGCTGCGCCAGCATTCCCTGGAGGGCGGGGCTGAAGGCCGCAAGGGACTCACCGACCTGCTGGAGGGTGTTCCCCGCGAGACGCTGCCCGGGTGCCGGGAGGACGTTGAGCGCGATGGGGGACGCTGACGGCTGGATGGCGACCTGCGTGAGGTCGTTCGGTGTGATCGACTTTGCCATTTAGTACCAGCGACCCATTCCGGGAACCCGGTAGTAGGACGGGAGCGAGTTGGTGAACGACTGCCTGCCAGAGATGGATGAGTAGGGTCCGATGACGTTGGACCCGCCGGTCTGTCCCATGCGGTCGAGGTTGCCGTACATGTTGACGGTGTTCAGGGCACCCGCACCCACCTGGAGGAGGGGGCTGAAGATGCTCGGCTGTCCCTGGGTCGGGTAGGCACGGATCATGGCTGCCTCGGCCTGCCCACGCATCCCAAGCTGCTCGAGCTGGAGCTGCCGGTTCCTGAAGTCGTAGTTGAGGTTCAGGTTGGCGAGGGCCTCTCCCTGCTGCCGCTCGAACTCACCCATGAGGATGTTGACGGTGTTCCCCTGGATGCCTGCCTCGCCGGCCTCGGTGGCGATGGTGGAGAAGGCGTTCCGCGCCTCAGCCGTGATCTGCTGCACCTGCTGGCTCTTGGCGATCTGCTCCTCCCGCTGCCGTACCGCCATCTGCTGGTACTGGAGCATCAGGTTCTCGTTGGCGAGACGCTGACCCTCCTTGTACTGGTACTCCTGGGCATCCGCGGCCTGCTTCTGGCCGGCGAAGGACAGCCCGGCGCTGGCAGCGGTGGCCGCGAGGGAGAAGCTTGCAAGGGTCCCCACGACTGCGGCGTTGGCAGCGGATGCGCCGAGGGCTGCGCCGATGGGAGCTAGGAACGGGAGACACATTGCTCAGAGTGCCTTTCTGAAGTACGCGATGTCGATGTCGTTGGTGACCCGGGAGGCAACCTTCTTGAAGCCTGCCCAGGTCAGCCATGCGGTGTGCTTGGTGTTGCGGAGATCGACCCAGTTGCCGACCCCCGTGATGCTCCCGGTGCCGTCGTGGCGCAGGGGCTTGCAGACATGGTCGAGCCAGATGCTCGTCCTGCGGAGGAACGAGATCCGCAGGTCGAACATCTCGTCCGTGCCTAGGAGCCAGATGGTCGCGTCGGGGGCTTCCCCGAAGGTGACCCCGAACATGGCGCATGGCTTCCCCGAAGCACCCACGATGGACATCGGTTGCAGCGAGTACGCAAGGCCCGTCCGCAGCGAATGCAGCGGATCAAGCCCCCACAGGTCGCATTCCCTTCTGTCGGCTTCCCGGAGGTTGGCCGCGATCCACTCGCAGTCGGTCTCGAGCGAGGGACGCACATGGGGGTTCATATCTGCCTGTTTCTCGGGGTGAAGGAGCCCTCCATGACCGCGCTCTGGAAGCGGCATGGGAGGAAGGAGGAACTGCTGACGGAGACCGAGGCATCCTCGGCACGGCAATGGATGGGGAACCTGAAGGTGTCCGTGGCGAGGAACGCGGTTCCCTGCACCAGGTCTGCACCGAGGATCCCGCCGTTGAACGGGTAGGAGTAGGCGGCCCGGTACTTGGGGGTGACCCCGACCGTGAAGTGGCCCGTCTCCTCGTAGGACACCTTTCCGTAGGTGAGCTGGAGGCGGCCATCGACCACCGGGACGTCCCCTTGGCGGACGTATGGGCGGCTGAAGGTGAACGACATCGTGTAGGGGACCCCCACCCACACGTCCTTGCCGTCGAAGGATCCCGTGATGACGATCTCGGTGGCCGAGGTGCTCTCGACGAGTGCCGGAACCACCGTCCACTTGCCCCCGGTGACCTGGGTGACGACGAGGACCTGCGGGCTGAGGCCCGTGTAGTCGATGCCCTTGCCGGTCAGGGGGACCTTCGTGGTTCCTGCGGCTGCCCCTGTGGTCGTGGCGACGACCTTCAGCCGGCGGTCGAGGTGGACACCCCATGAGAGGGGCGCGTCAGCGAAGCGGGCGGAGAAGTCGATCTTTTCGAGGTAGGTCTTGGATGCCCGGGTGACCACGACGTAGAGGGTCTGGTCGAACCACTCCATGCCCTGAACCACGGCACCCGTACCGATGTCCCACTTGCTCCAGGCGGACTGGATCTTCTCGTTCCCGTTGACGAACCACTTGTAGTTGTAGAAGCCCGTGGAGGTCCGGAGGAACCCGGTGCCGTCGTGGGTGGAGATGGCGATCTGCCTCGGGGTTCCCTCGAGGTATGCGGGCACGTTGGCCGTGATGTCGATGCCCTCGTACTTCTCGTCCATCGAGGTGCGGACGTACTCCCGGATGCCAGAGTAGGAACCTCGGCGCTGCACGAAGAGCATTGAGCGTCCCGATGGCTCCGGGCGGCACAGGTCGGATGCGTTCTCGTACTCGGTGGTCGGGAGGACCTCGACGGTCTCCGGGGTGAGTGCGAGGCCCGTGCCGGAACCGAGGCTGAACTGGGTCAGCGTCGAGAACAGGATCAGGCGCTCGTCCCAGGGAATCGCCGCCTCGAGCGAGGCTGCCTTGGAGTGGCCCACGGACACGTCGATGGGGTCCGAGGGGAGGACCATCGTGGTGGAGGTCCGGAAGAAGTTGAAGTACTGCCCTGCCTCGCTCAGGATGACCTTGTCGTCCGCGATGAACCCGAGGCGGTTCCGGAAGAGGAACACGTCCTTGATCTTGCGCCCGACGAAGGACGGCTCCGGGGCAGTCGTGGCATCCCCGGCGGTCCTGATGTCCCATGCGGGCTTGTAGCAGGCGAAGTTCGTGTCGCTCCTGCGGACCAGGACGTATGGCATCTTGTCGGCGTCGAGGGTGGTCTTGGTGCTGAACCCGACCGTCTCCTCCCAGATGCCCGTG